GGATAAGGTTTACAAGGTTTTTACCACCTGCCTTGCTTGTAATGTCTGACCAAGTTTTAAATATTTCAAGGTATGCCTCTAAGAAAGGAAAAGCAAATCTAAGAGAATCTCCTACTACTGTTCGTTCTGATATATCATAAAGTAATTTTTTAGTCTGTGTCAAAGCATCAGAGGCAATCATCTTGTCGTATATCTGTACATCTGTTATAGCTTCTTTAGGTCCTGAATATCCTGCACTATTTATTTTTTTCAAGTAACCATCTAGTATTGGGTCAAACTTAGTAAATTCTTTTAATGATTTATTTGCAATTAATACTATTTCATCTCTAGCATCTTTACCTAAAAACTCTATGGTTTCTGATACACGTTTCCAATACAATCTTCTAAAAGCAGGTGATCTGGACAACTTGTTTGTTTGTAATGACATTAATACTTGGAAAGCATTGTTAATTGTTTTTTCGTATAATCCTTCTACTTTGAATGTTGGATCAACAAAACCTCTAGTTATACTTGGTAGCTCATCATAGTAAGTTCCTATAAAAGCATTTACTAAATCATCTTGTGCCTCTTTAAACAAAGGAGCAACAATTTTTAAATCTTCATCTGTTATTTTTCCTTTTATGTAATCATCTGCAATTTGTTCAAAATCTTTATTGCCTATTTTCTTTTTAACTTTATCTGCTTTTGCTTTGCTTTTGGCAATAGCAGCAGTTGCAAAGAAATCCATTTGTTTACCATTAGTAGTTACAAACTTACCTCTGTTAGCTACCATTTCTAGTAGTTGCTGACTAGCAGTATCTTGTACCCAATTTAAAGCACTTGTGCCTTCATCTGCTATTACTTTGCCACCAAGACCTTGATTTACATTAGCTCTTAAATAATATACATACTCTAATGCAACTTCATCAGACTGTAATGCTTTATTAAATGGGTGTGATTGTTCTCCTACTACTTTTTCTAACCTTTTTTTCAAATCTCCATTTTTTAATCTGTCTGCTAATTTTCTAAATTCTTGTTGTTTTTGTAGTGGCGATAATCCTGTAGCTTCTATTCTTGCAATATCAACAGCTACATCATCATTAATCATTTGATATATAGTTCTAATAACTGCTGGGTTGTAATCTGCTTCTCCTTTACCAACAGTTCTCCACCTACCAGGATTTACTACTTTTCTCCTCATAGTTCTTACATTGTTCAAACCTGTTAAAGAATCTTGATATGCTATATCTGATGCGAAAGAACCACCTGCTGCTTCGCTTGGTAGTAGTGGATCAACACCTTTTCTTAATTTACCACCATCTTCTGCACCAACAGAACGACCAAACATTCTTGCTACTATCTGTATTGGTGCTAGTGGTGCGAATGATATACCTCTTGATACAAGTCGTATTTGTTCTTCCCCAATAACTTTTACTGTCCAAGCTGGTTTTAACAAAGCAAGTGGTTTAAATATATCAGAGTTGTACCAATCTAAAAATTGTATGAATGCTTCTGACTTCTCTCCACCAATTTGATCTACTAATTTAGTAAGATTACCTCTTCTTAATTTATCACTCATTTGATTAGCAGCTTTTATTACTTTGTTAAGTTCTGGTAAATATATTGTATTGTTAATTTGTGTACTAAACAAAGCTCTTGAAACACTATTCGCATCTTCAGGACTTACACCATTAGCTCTTAATACTTCGTTAATAGGAAATTTATTACCTTGACCATCTATTCCATACACACCTTTGTTCATATCAGCAGCAATATCTGCATCATCAGAAAACTGCCTAGATATTTTTGTTGCTTGTTTTGCAACAGATTCTTTTACACCTGAATCTATAAGAACTTTATAAAAATCTTGTTCTAGCCAATCAGCTACAACTTTATTTAGACTTGCACCTATGTCGCCACCTTTACTGTAAGCATCTATTGCATTGTTTAATAATTTGTTTGCAAGGTCTGTACCTTCCTCTGTTTGTTTTAAGAATGCTTTAGATTGCAAACTAAATCTATACAAGTTTTGTAAAGCATCAGCAGGGTCATTAGCATCTACTAATCTACCAAAAGATGGTGCAAAATATAACTGTAATGCTTTTTGTAAACCATTTCCACGAATAACTTGTGGTACATACATATTAGAAGCATCTATTAATCTTGCTGATCCTATACCCTCTGCTTTATCTATACCTTCTCTAATAACTTTTTCAGACAAAAACTCATCTAAAACACTTTCTGCTCTTTTGTCATAAGTGGTCAAGTTGTTATCTGCAATAGTTTTTTTAAGATCAGCAAAAAAGTTTGCATCTGTAATAGATTGTTTTGTACGAGTTATTATTTCAAAAGGATTGTCTGCATTATCAAATAATAACTTTTTAAATTCTTTACCTTTACTACCTGCAAGATATTGTTGTAATGTTGGTCCGTGAAATGTACTTCTTATACCTCTAGTAATTACACCTGCATCATCTAACACTTCTGCTGCTTGAAACATTTTACTTGCTTGTCTTGCTTTACCTATACCAAGTGTTGCAAAGTTTTCAGGAGATGCTAATTGAAAACCAAAATCTAATGCTCCTGTTGCAAATTGTGCCTGTTTAGTTCCAGGTTCATATACATTGTACAAACCTAATTCTTGGAATACTTTTCTACCAGGAGATACAGAAGGATTTAATCCTGCATTTTTAAATTGCTCTCCTAGTTCTCCTTGAAACTGCACTATGTTTTCTGCTGTTTCTCTTGATTCTACATCTATCTGCGTACCTAGTACATTATCTAAAACATATTGCCTAGCTTGTATTGGGTCATAACCACTAGCAACTAATCTTTTATATTCATCCGTATCAGAAGGATCAGTAGATAGTTTTAGCCAACCTCTACCCATATCAAAGTTTTCTCCTGACCTGATTGCTTCTAACATTTTGGGTGTTCGTAATGTTCCTTTTATAGCTTGTTTGTAAGCATCACTAAAAGATAAATTAGGGTTTTGATCTTGCAACTCTTCTGCTCTAGCTAATGCTGGAAATATTGCTTCGTATATATCTACAAAACCTGTAACAGCACCTCTAACAGTAGGTTTCAATATATTGTCTATAGGGCTACCTATTACTTGAAAAAATCTATTATTTTTTACTTGATTAGCTAAAGGGTTTCCTCCTACAAATCTTTTTATTTTATTAAATGTTGTTTCTCTTTGTAATTCTATTTTTTTTGCTATTTCAGATAAAGCATTGTTATCAAATGGCAGACCCATTTTTGCAGCAGCAGCTATAACACTAGCTGGTAAATTAGGGTAAGTGTTGGCTATCTGTGCAGCCCTGTCAGCTTCTTCCTGTGAAACTACAGGAGATACATTTTGTTTAGTTGCAAAAGTTTGTTGAAATTGGTCATCAAACAAATCATCATCATATCCAAAATCTTTAATCACCATTAGTCAAAATCCACCAACTGAAGTAATGCAGTATCACCTGTCATAGCATACATCTGATATAACAAATCATTTACATTTTGTTCTGGTGGTTGCACAGGTCCTGGTCCTGGACCAATATTTAATCCTGCTGTAACAGGTTCTGTTGGTCTTTGTGTTGCACCAAACACATCTACATTTGGCATTGGTCTAGGAGTTCTTGGTTGTGCTTGTGGCATTGTGTCTTTAGGTAATGGTGCAGCTTGTTGTTGCTCAGTCAAATCTTTTTGTTCTCCATAAGTAACACCAGGTATTCTTCTTATTGCTTGTGTTTGATCTTGAAAATTTCTTGCAGCAGGTGGTACATTCAAACCTCTATTGCTAGGACTTCTTGTTGCCATCTTCATCCTCCTCATCTTCGTAATACATAAAAGTTGAGGATATAATCATATAACCAAATGGAAATGCTAATGGTGGCATTTGGTCTTTAAACATTCTTGGTTGTAATGTTTCTTCCTCAAATAATATATCATCACCCAGCTCATCAACATCTCCTAATGAGTTATGTACAATATCTGCAAAGTCTTTGTTTAATGACATTATCCACCCATTCCTTGTAATAGCTGTGCTATGCCTGGTGGTGGACCTTGTGGTGGTAAGGTCGCACCTCCAAGCAATTCTTGTTCTTGCTCTGGTATCTCTGGTTGCTCTGCTGTGTAAAATTTATCTAAAATACTTTGCATATTGTCTGGTGTTTTTCTTATCTGTATGACAGCCATAGTTGCTTTAGGATCACCTTGTTGTGCCTGTGCTAACAAAGAATCAAATAAAACTTTATCTGCTTTTTCTTTTGTTATTCTGCTGTTTACCATAGACAAATTATCTAAACCATCTAAGTTTTCCTGCAAAGTCTGTGTGTCAATAATACCTGCCTGAAGTAGTTGCAGCCCTGTTACTATTTTCTGTGGCTCATCATATCCAGCCATAGCACCATACACCCTGCGTGTTTTGTAAGCACCCTGTATATCTGTGCTTGGGTCATACTTTTCACTAAAGAATTGATTGTTGTAATATCCTGATAATTC